TTTGAACTGAATCAAAGATAGCTTGAGCATCTTTTGCGCCCCAAGCTGTATCAGTTGTGCTTGGCAACAAATTCGGGTCATTGATCAAACCGTAGTTTTTAAGACCATTTACACCGAAGATATAGGACAGGTTTTGAAAACGATTTAAAGCAGTTACCGCAGCGATTTGCTTACGTTCAGCCCAGTTCAAGTTGGCTTTGTTTGCAATTTCCGCTTCACGATCACCAATACGAATTATTGTTTGATAGTGGTACGGGTTGCGTTCAGGATAGTTGACGTTCGTGTCAGCCATGCCGTTTTCGTTAAAGTCACCGTATGACGCAACTTCACCGTTTGATTCAGCAAGAGCAAACATGATTGTTTGGTCAGTCCATGAGCCTTTTTTCACTTCGCCAAATGCTTGTGCAAGTGGGGTTGGCGTTAAAAGAACTTCAATTGGCTTCGGGTCAACGTAAGTCGTGAATAAACTTGGAACGCCTGCCGATGGATTTGTAATTGAAACTGTTTGAGCATCCATTGCTACGCGAGACATTGCCTGCGCTGTCAGTTCCATTGGTGTTTCACCAGTGTCGAAAATTACACCGGCTTTACGTGCTAAAGCATCAAAATTCATTATTTAATCCATCCTGTAATTTTAGCCAATTCGCCTGCTAGAACAGTGTTCACAACCTTGAAAGGTGTAATTGTATGACCTGCAAGAGTAGCACCTGCATCAGCAACTAAAACGCCAGTGGTATCATTTGCAAATACGTTTTGACCTGATGTAGCACCTGCTGCAAAACGAGCGTAGAAGTCACCACCGTCGAACAATTCAACTTCAAAACCGCCACGGATAGTAAGCGAGTATTCTTGACTAGGTGTTAAAACGGTTGCAGTGTTCGCACGTTTGACAAAACCGCCACGTGTTAATGAACCTTTAGCATTTGCAGCCAAACCAGTTGCATCGTCCACCCATGCGAAGCGACCAACGATAACACCTGCTAAGCCTGCTTTGTATTGACCACCTGACGCATTCAATAATGAATGATAAGGGTTTGTGCTTGCGAAATCGCCCTCTACGCCAACAGGCAAGGTGCGATTAATTCGAGATTGAAAAGGCATTCTTTATGTCCCCTTATTTGAAACGGTCAGTTAATGGGTCAGCTTCGTAAGATGCAGAGTCCATCGCTGTTTTGATTTGTGGCTGTGACTTTTGCTTGATTGCTAGACCAACTAAAGTTTTAAGACCTTTGACTGTATCCACGCCATCGCTGTCAATACCTGACTTCTTCAAGGCATGTTTCAAAACTGCTTCTGCCGAGTCCATAGCAACAACACCCACCAATGGCTTAACAAGTTCACGCGCTTCAAACAGTTGCGTTACACGTTGCACAGCTTTGTTTTCGGCTTGTTTGATTGCAGCATCCATAGCAGCTTTTTTGACTTCCGGTTCAGCCTTTTCTACTTCCTCATCCTCATCTTCGGCAGTTTCGGTTTCGTCAGCATCTTCCGCTACTTCTTCCTCGTCCTCATCTGTCGCGCCTTTGAGCTTTTCAGCTTCTTCGGTATCTTCCGCAGTAGGCTCGATATTTTCAGCAACGACAGTGATTAACTCTTTGATTTCATCAGGCGTTAAATCTGCATCAGCAGCCAAGCCTTTTGCTACCAAGATGGCTTTTGCTGCAAGATTAACTTTTGCCGCAGCCCCTTTCTTTAATTTCATGTGTAACTCCATAAGTTTAGGTAGAGCATCAGCTACAAGCGCATCACGCCCAATTCGACCACGTTCGACTACTGCGACATGATTACCGCGAATATTCGTCATAATACCATCATAAGGCTGTCCATTGAAAGTGCCACTTTTCATAACAGGATCATAGAAATAGGATGCAGATAGTTCAGCAAGTTTACCTGATTCAATCAGGTTGATTGCCTCCTTATCCCACACAGTCAACGAGCCTTTTACATCATCCCCAACCATCTCAAGATTAGAGCCAATTGTCCCTGCAATGGATTCCTTTTGTGGCTCATCCGCAGACACAAAGATATGCTTAATTAAAAGTTGTTTCTCGCCTAGTGTGTGCATCCCTTTTTCAAGCTCAACTGGATCACGAAGCATGTTGTAAATCTTTTCAGGATCAAGCCCTAGAGATTCATAGTCGGGGATTTCTTTGCCGTAATACGGATTTACCGCAGCTTTAGTAATGACTGTGCTATCAACGATTAGATGGCCGTTTGCATCATAGCTTCGTGCGGACGCTTTATCGAATGCGACTGTGTTTTTATTCATGCCTTTAAACACTTATAAATAAAATTGATATTAACATAGAGAGGATAATAAAAAACCACCTCGAAAGGTGGCTTGGTTAATAATAATTAAACAATCCTAAAATTAACCCCCGTATTTATTGCAATAGTGATTGATGATGCGGATGTATTTCTTACTTTAAAGTAAACTTTATTTAGTGCAACACCGTAGCTTGCAGGCGGAACAGTAATAATTTGCAAGTTATTATTTACATCAAAATTTCCAACAACATAATCAAAACTTCTCACAGATGGGAAGTCAGCAGAAAGGATTGCGCTTTCTGTATTTGCTGCCACAATCAACTCAGAAGCAAACTTATATCTTAAATTTCGATCTGCATTGTACGCCCTTAAATCTGTTAAATAAAAGCTATCAATTGCCGAGTTATCTTTAAGATCATATACTTTGTAAGTATTACCGAACGCTGATTTTAGTGCGATGCCTTGTACAGTCGCAGCATAGCTCGTAAATCCATCGTAACCATAACTCTGACTGGGTAAGTTCGAATTGTAAATATTAACCAATGTATTTTGGTAGTATCTATCTGTTTTATTTGCATAGATTAACTTGCTTGTGCATTCAGAAAGATTCACTCCATTTATATTGAGCAGTTCACAATCATAAAATCTGTTATATGTTCCAACATTTAGAACCGATCCACCACAGATATTTACATATCGAGCGCGGTAGCGGTAAAACTCTAAATTTTGGCAGTCTTTCACGGTTAATGTATCTGAAACTGGAGGGATACCACTATCACTAGGCGTTGCCCCGTTCTTAAAGAATACCTTTACATTTTCGAGATTGATGGATGCAAACATTTGCTTCTTGTCGTAATTCTTTAAAGGTGTTGCGTTGTTTTCATTCCAACCAATAATAGGATAAATTGGACTTAACCCAACAACATCATTTATTACAGTGATGTTTGACATATTTAAAACGGTATCCCTAAAAACCTGAGTTTCATCAAGTTGCGGATCACGCACCAAAAACAACATTGCATCAGCACTATTTCTAGACTGAATCATATCGCTTGCTATTGCTGTAATTCCGTCAATATTGATAACATCAAAACATTTTCGCTTTGTATAGTCCTTGGATGTCCAAATCGGGTCTTCATGCCCAAGCAATCGTGCAATTGAGCTGTAAGGTTTGCAATTTTTAATTGTAAGCGTGCCGTCGTTATATGGCGTATCTTGTCGTTGATTGAAGATGATGTTTGCAGCTACATTTTCAATTGTCACTGATCCGCCAGAAATACCAACACCAAGCGGTAAATGGCAATTTTTAACAGTGATATCATAACCCCAATGGTCGTCAACCCCATTGACCAAACAATCGTCAACTGTAGTTTTGTACCCATGACGACCTTCGATTCCGCGCAAAATACCTTGTGGTCCGACTGATATATTTCCACACTTATAAAATGAACAGTAACCTGCATTAGCAATCTGAAAGTTGTAAAGTGAGCTTGAATTGTTTCGTTTTGCTTTAGACCATGTTGACTCAAAGTTTAAATTGAAACAGTTATTGATCAAAAATGAGCTACCAAAATCACCATTCGACCCTTGATCTACCATGGATTTCTTGGTTGTAATGTTTGAACAATACTCGTATTTGATATTCATACCACGCAAAGTTGTTGCATCGGTATCGGTGTTTTTAATCACCAATCCATCATGAGTTACCGTGTTTTTCTTTTTAACAAAACGCAGCGTGGCTTTGGTCAAATCGGTCAAGCCAAACGGCAAGGCATCACGAAGCGCACCATCATCACCAACAATATCAAGAACAATATTTTTAGTGTAATCTTCTACGAAGCCTGCTCTATGTATTGCTACTTCTGTAGATGTCAGTACGCAAAAGAAGTCGGATAAATTTGCAGCAGTAAAAAGTGTCTTTAGTGCTAGTTTATTCTGACCTTTTTGAAAAGAGTTAAGTAAATCTGCGGCATTATAAGTGTAATCAACATCGCTTCTAAAAATAATGTGTGGAGAGGAATCTCTGAATTTAGCATTGATTGTACCTAAGCATTCAATATTGATTTGCTTTGTAATTACAGCTTGACCATCCCAGTACCAGTTTCCCGGTGGAATAGTTATCTTATCTCCATCACTCAGCCCATTTGCAATAGCAGCAAAAATGGTGTGAATGCTAACCGTATTTTGATTTGGAACTGCTCCACGATACATGAGATTTGTATTTAACATCATCTCATTTAAAGTTTGTTGGTTTTTACCTGTTGCATCTATCAATTGATCAGCAGCATTGGATTTAACCCACCCTGTCATATCTGTATTTGGATCAACCGTATTGTTCGCAACAGTAGATCGAACAATGTCGCCATTTTCTAATGCAGCTCTACCACCAACAGGAAACCCTCCAACCTGAGCCGTAAATGCAGGATCAAAAGGGAGTCCAGCATAGAGTCGAGAATACATGTTTTGACTGGCTAGTGATTTAGCCTGCTCATTCATGTTCCCATTTAAACCGCCTGTAGCGTACTCGTTCGTTTCTAGTTGTCGAACTCCACCCCAATTCGGAACTGGTACAATATCAGTCATCTAAGTTGCTCTTTAAAATAAAAACAATATTAACATGACGCGAATTAAAAAACCGCATTAAAGCGGTTTGTAGTTTTGAATCAATGCCCCATACAATACATACCACATTTTGCCCTCGCAACGCATCGTATACCCTAGATTATTCACCTTGTAGTAAACAGCTTTACCGCCTTCAATGTCGTAATGTGTCGCGCCTTGTGGGGCTTGGGATTTGATTTGGGTAGGGGTCATTTGTCTGTTCCTGTAATGCGGTTCACATTGTGATTTATACGTTTAAATGCAGATAACCAGCCACGGTCAAAATCATCCTCATCGTAATCTTCATCTAAGTGGCTTTTAATGTGGCTCTTGATTTCATCCAAAGCACTCTGCAACCGTGCAATCTCTGCCTCTGCTGCGAGTAGTTGTTTGTTTTTTCGCTCAATTATTCTTTTGGCTGCCTGCATACCTTCGCTTGCAATCAACAAGGCGGCCTGTAGTTCTTCTGTTGTTTGCATCTAACCATTCCTTATATTATTAATCGTTGTGCCGCCGTTGCCACCTTTAGCCGATACCGACCAAATAATTGCCCACATCCAAAACAACATAGTCCAACCTAAAAACAGCGTCATAAGGAAAATCCCCCAACGCGATTCATGACCACGCACAAAGGCAATGATGACAGGTAGGAAGTAAAGCAATAGCGATGTTAGTGCAACTGATAAACCTAGTGTTGATTCCATGTTATTTCTCCAATTCATTGATAATTATCAAAAACTCTCTTGTCTTAGCTTCCAATTCAGTTGTATCTAAATCAGAGATTAAATCACCAAGGATTTCTTTGTTGTCAAAAAGAAAAACCATAAATTTGAATGATTCGATAAAATTAGGTATATCTTTAAGTGTTAATCCTGTTCCTTTTAACTTACTTAAAATTAAATCAATTTCGTCTTTAGGGTTGCTCTTTGGTTGACCTAATGCGTCAATAATATTTTTTCTAATAACTAGCCGAAATTCAGGGTCTTTCATGAACTCTTTTAACTCATCTAAGTCGTACATGTTATTTCTCCACTGCTTCGATCATGGCTTTGTAAATTGATTTCGAGTCAATAACATCATAACCGCCATGCTCCATGCAGCCAGCCATAATCATATCTTCCGTCGGATCAACAGGAACAACCACATAGCCTTCTGGTACTCTGGCTTGCCACAGGTTCCACATGGCTTCATAAGCACCATTTACAGTATCAATAAATGGGTGCTCTTTCTTCATATACGCTTCAAACATTTCTAGCTCATTCATCTCAACACTCCTATAAAGCACCCTAATATTAATACTATTGTATTGCTGTTGTCAACCTATAATGCCGTCAATAATAGACAGGCTGTAACACTTGCACGAAATCGCTTGAGAAGGTAACAGCCACTCCCCCGAAATCAAGCACCCTTTATCCACTTCAAATACCGTTCCATCTGCCTTTGCGTGGTCTTCTCGATGAGTTTTACCACCTGTACTTTTCTTCCATATTGCCTTTGTGATACCTAGTTCTTTGCGTCTAGCTTGTTCAATCACCGCATTAGCCTTAGCACCTTGATCACGCGCAATTAGGTCAGCCCTATTCTTTGTAACCCCATAAGCGTGTTGTAGCTCTTGTGACAGCGTACCTAAATCGAATCCACCTTTTACACTGGCCCAGACTGCTTGTTCGACCTTGCCGAGATACTGCACACCGATAGACTTAATCAATCCGACATTTTCACCCATTGCAGCTTTAAGCATTTCTTCCGTGTATGGCGACATTTGCAGCCTTACAGTGAACCCTGCTTTGCGTAGGTGCTTCTTTAACTGGTTGTCGTAGTTATGTACCGACTTAGTGACAAACAGCTCTGCTACTTGATCTGACAGCGCATTGAGCTTGTTGTTCCACTTACTCATTAGGTAATCAATGGAGTGTCCTAGCCAATCACTAAATCCGTCCATTGCAACGGCATTGGCTTGCGACTTGTAGTTCGATTGGATATCCGATTTTACTTCCGCCTGAATCTCATTGATGATCTGCATGAGTTGGCGTTTGTACCATCGCTCAATACCTAGGTTTGGATGAATTGGTGGGAGTGTGGTGGGCTTTTTTCTTTTCATGATTGGGCTTGGAATAAATAAAAACATTGTAGCATTAAAAAAGCCCCGATTAGAGGGGCTTGAATAAAAGGCGTTCAGACAATTTGAACTTTCTGATGATTACATCTTCAAGGTAGTAAACTTCATATTGATTGTGAAATAAATGTCTGACATACAAAACACTACCGAATCTCTTGTAGTAGTGGGTTGCTTTTGATGGAGCATTCTTTCTAATTTCTTCTAAGGTCATCGTTTAAAATCTCTATCTCCGCATCACAAATAGCCAAGAATACAAGCAATACAATTGAAACTAAGGCTATCGCATAAACAGTGAAATTATTAGTGTATGCAAAAACTCCGCAAGACACCAACAGCATTAAAAATCCTTGCGCGTATGGTTTCATTTCCCCCTCTCCTAATAAAAACCCTGCCCCGTGCAGGGTTTGAATCACACGGATGAAGCAACCCTGTCAAATGTAGCAAACAGAGACATGAAAAGTTAAAAGGGTGGGTTGCTTCTCGGTGTAATTATTATAGCTTTAGTAGAGTGAACACCGTTCATAATCAATACCGACTAACACGACCTAGCATAGGCTTATTTAGGTTTATACAGTTGGCCTAGCTGATTTATCCTAATTTCTTTTCGACAGATTCTAAGCCTTGCGAGCTAAAAATCCCTGCTTATCGTATCCCAACGCAATTTCAGCGTAGCAATACCAGTATTCACTCTCTAAAACTACCGCCTTTCGCACACATGGGCGGTTACATGCTGAGTCGCGTAAAATGAAGAAAGACGCGGTACTAGATACATTAATTCCTTTGCCTAGTTACTTGTTTAGTCCGAGGGCTAGACTTTTACTAGGTCTCCATGTATCAGGGAGTTTATTCAACTTTAGTAGAGTGAACAGCAGAAGCTAGGCTTAACATACCGAACGTTTCATAGGTGCGCATCGTCATGCTGCGTGGTGTCGACCTTCCCACTTCCGTCTACTGTTCGCCTATTCACTCTCTAAAATTGCCAAACTTTCTTGGCGGTCATTACCGAACGTCTGCAATAGCCGAGGGGTAAATATTGATTGGCAACTTGCGAATAGTTGCATGTATGCGCTTTGATACATCTGACACATACTTAGCTCTTACCATGTCGCGCATGGATTCAACCAATAACAGGATAATACTATTGTTCCGTTTCATCTGTCAAGTCTTTTTCCTTACACATTTCCAACCACATAGCTAACTTATAGTAACTATAAGCATCATCCTGATTTAAATTATTTTCAGATGCTATTCGCTTAACCATTTCAAGATTTCCATAAAACTCTTGATTGATTGGCTCAATTTCAACATCAGACATTTCATTAAATTCTTTATGAAGATTCTTTAATTTCTCAAAATCTTCACGTACCTTTTCTTCTGTTAAGGTTACCTCAAAATTACTCATATCTAACTCACCTTTATTTAATAATACAATAGTATTACTCTACTGGCTCATCTGTCAAGTCTAAATCTAAACTTTCAGGAACTTTATCAGGATCAATGAATCCGTAGCCTGAATCTTGGTCATTGCTTAATCGTGAACGCTCATCTTCTTGCGACAATACACCTGCTTCAATCAATGCGCCTGCGGTCTGTGCTTTCTTGAGGTTAAGATCAGCTAGTTCGCTATCATCCATTTGCTTGAGTGAATCAAATTCAAACGAAATATTATTGTCAATCTCGCCAAATAACGACATTTGAGCAATGCGTAGAATCTTCATGACTTGCGGTAGAATGAAAGCGTTTTGCAGTCCACTAATCCAATCGTTGTACACACGGATTTCACCGTCACTAGACGCATTCAATCCCGATGGTGTGATACCTGTCAGTTTTACCAATGGCGTATGAGAAGGCATTGCCATGAGTTCCTGTGACTTAGCCCATAGATCAACAAGACCGGTCATTGGGGTATTGATCTGGACTAAATCCTCGCCTGTCATATCCATAAGCAACATATTCAAGTTGTCACGGAAAGCGCCCATCATTTGCGCACGAGCTAGTAACTGGCTTGCACCTTCTTCACCACCTTGAAGAATTGTCTCCATGTTGGTCTTGAGGGCAGTCAAACTAAACTTAGAAATCAGGTCACTAATTGAATCGGTATCGCGCTGAAACCGCTCAACATAGGGCTTCATGATTTGCAACCAAGACAAGCCACCGAAGTTATATGCAGGCTTTAACAGGTCGGGCACTGGTCGAGTAACAAGCGTTAATAACCGATCTTGGTGAATATTCACACCTTGTACGAACCAGTTATTCACCTTGTAGAAGTCGAACTCTAATGGATTGGACGCATTGAACGCAGCAGGGGAGCTGTGAATAGGCTCAATCAGAATTAGACCTTCTAGTCCGTCCTTTGGTACATTTTCATAGACCAGTGGTAAATCCGTCTTGTCATCCTGTCCTTTGATCTTGATGAACAAATGCGACATACCGAAAAGCCCTTCGTTCTCGATATGCTTGCGGATGATATTTCGCGCGTCTATGCGTTCAAATTCTTCTGTCAATGCCTGAATTTTCTTTGAGCTGTCATTCTCCCCATCACCTTTAATGACAACCTTGCCCCATTCGCGTGTCATCTCCAGTGCATTAGTATCGGGTACATTTCGATAGTCGGCACTTTGAGCCATCATTGTGAGCGTAGGATAGCCAATAAACCCACCATAGAACATGGGGTCGGTATTTGCGTAAGATGAAATGCCATTGCATGAGTCCATTGCTACAGGTGCGGTTTTAACACCTTGCGGCAATACCCCTGCAATCGGTTGGTGTGCCATGTATTGCTTTGGCAGGCTTTGCTTTTGCATACGCTGAGTGAGCGCATATTGCCCTTCAAGGATTTGCGTTTGACGCTCCAACGCTTCGACTTCACGTTGGCGCAGGGTTTTCTTTTTGGTCATGATTGAATCCTTAAAGTGGCTTGATTAGTTTGCGCATTTTTTTCTCATGGATTAGCCCATCGTCTTTTCTGATGCTTGACCAAAAATCACAATCATTAAACCAGAAAATCTCGCCATTCACTTTTTTAAAATAGAAGATTCGGCTTATCATTTCTAGAACTCGGTAATGTGTTGCTCCAGATGGTGCATTCTTTTTAATTTCTTCAATCATGGAAATAATCCTTTTAGGGCATCGGGTCTAATGTTAAGCCCTGAGTTAATTGGTGCATAAGCCATAATAAAAGAATCTGCAATGTTTGGCGACTTAATATCACGTTTTGCAAGGTCTTTTTTAGATTCTACCTTAACCCGACCATTGTTGTCGAAATCACGCATAGGGATGGATAATTCCATCTTGAGCTTTTCAAGGTTTGGCGTTTTAGAGCTAATTGAGATTAATTCATCTAACTGATAAGGCGGTGGCGTTTCACCGTTCTTAATTGCGTTCACAACTTGATAGGTCAAACGGAAACGATCCGCAACGCACCACCATGATTGTGATTTCAGGTTAGTGAAGAAATCTTTATTCTTGATCCCTGCCGCACGTTCATACAATGCTTCGGGTTTAACTACTGCCGCACCTGCATTGAACTTGGCATGTTTAACGCTGCACTTATTAGTTTGGTTCAGCTCATTGAATTTAGCACCACATCCTGCACCAACACCAATCGAGTCATAGATTACAGTTGCACCTAATTCACGCGCTTTATGATGAACTCGCGTACAGGATTTGAGTAATTCGTCCTCTTTACCGTTCCACTCATCTGTCCAGTAGGTAACAATACCCTTCCTATGCGTTGTAGCGTTCTTATCCGCGCCACTATCTGCAACGTCGTACCCAAGTATGGATTTCCCATCATCGGGCAAATTCAGCAGTATATGAGCATCTATGGCGGCATTGACCCATGATGCCTTGATAATGCTTGAGTCATCGTCAGAACTTGGTACACCCATATAGATTTTCTCGAAAGTATCAGGGTGTTTAATTCTGTGATTTTCGATTACCTTTTTGGCTGTACTTGACAAGAAAGGGTTTTCATCAAAGTTAATTAAGCGAACCAGGGTATCGGCAGGTGGGTCAGCTACAAAGTTACGCCAAACGAAATCAGATACTAGGTCAGGGTTAAACAACAGCCAACACTCTGAGCCCTCTTTACGGATAGTCGGCTCTAGCACTTCCCATTGTGTTTCAGTTAAGGCGTGACTTTCTTCGCTCCAAAGAATATCAATAGATTCGATAGACTTGATTTCCGAGATATGCCGCCATAAGCCATAAAACATAAATTCAGAGCCAGTGACCTTGTTGATGATTTTGTTATCAAGAATGCGAAAATTGTCAGTTAAGCCGAAACGCTCAATTTGGATTTTCAGCAAAGAGTAAACGGATTCATCAATCTTGTTTTGCAACTGACGGACGCAAAGAAATCTCAGCTTGTATTTATTCGCTAAGAAAATCGCCATACCTGCCGCGTCCCAACTTTTCGAGGACATCCTTCCACCCATCAATATTTTATTGCGAGACTTGGTTGTCCAGAACGAACGTAACGCAGGATTAAGACTCGGCTTTGGTGTCTGCATAGAAGTCATTTAAATCTTTACCCACGGTTACAGTGTTCGATACTTCCTGCTTATCAGCAAGACCTTCGATACGTGCAATGATATTACCATTCAAGTCTCCACTAGATGCACCATCCACGTTCCATGCTGTCATTTTGGAAGTCACTTTCTTAAAGATAGCCGAAAACCCATCACGCGCTCCATAGTCTTTCAACGTACTTAAACCAACTCCAAGGTGTGCTGCTAGTCCGTATTGCGTCATAGGTCGCTGATGTGGAACCTTCAAATAAGATATTTCACCTTGAAACGATGCAGTAATAGTTTTCATCACTGGATTGTCTTTAACCCACTGCATGTATTCGTTTGCTAATTTTTCGAGTTCTTCTGGACTCTCAATTAGATTTGGTCTACCTCCTAAATTCATGTGTTTTTCTCCTAAATTTCTATTAAATCTAATGCGTTGTATACGAGTATTTTACTATATATCTGAGAACAATTGTATTAATAGATTGCTGTATATTTTTTATACGATTTCTTTAAGATTTTAAGAGAATATACGTAAAACTTACTATATTTCTTATACCAGAAAAGCCTTTTGTATATAAATAGAATACCCTTTCTGGTATTTTTACGATATTATGGAATTATTCTCAATTGTAGTATATAGTATATAAAACACAGGAGAACACCATGATAAAACTCAGTGAAAGCACACTATCGAAAATCACAAATGATCCGATTGAAATTCACTACATCAACAGTCGGGCATTCGACCTCAAACGCCAGTTGAAGAAAACACAGAAAAGAACAGGACTAGATAGATTTGAAATCAGCCTGATTGTCTCAAAGGTAGCTTCGATAAACCCAAGTGAAACCTACATGGATAGGATCACCAGTTTAAATAGGTTTGAGAATATGGGTGACTTGAGTAAATCTAAGTATGAAGAAATAATTCAGGCTATGACTTGCATTATCTAAACAATAATACTATTATGACATAACTAGGAGAATAATCATGCACTACAAACAAAACCCAATCGCAACAACACTCGCAGTTTTAGCACTTGGATTATCTATCGGGGTATTAATCGGATGGTGTATTTAGCAATAGCTGTAATTTGCGCTGTAATCGCGCTAGAGCTAACTTTAAGGGTAAAGCAGTACAACTACATACAACGTAAAGAAATTGACCAAATACGAGCAATGAGGGGATGGTGATGGATATTGAGAAAGAAAGAGAAGCGTTTGTTAAGTGGTTTGAATCTAGATACATAGACGACATACATCCAGATAGTACAATTGGTATTGTGTCATGGGAAGCGTGGCAAGCACAAAAAGCTCAAGCGGTTCCCGAATCAAATGCCCTGCTTAGTGCTGCCATGGATGCAGTTCAGAAACTAGGAAGTGGTGGTTTTGTTTTGGTTCCTGTGGACACGCTAAATAAAGCACTAAATCCCAATGATTATGATGAAGCAGTTTGTTCTGCAAATGATCTTTTAGCCATCATCGAAGCACAGGAGCAAAACTAATGACCCACATTCACCTAAGCGCAGTCATCGTAGTGGCATTAATGATTGCCCTACCTACTGGCTGCATTTACAACAATGCAGAACGTCAAGCCAAAGACATTAAAGCCTGTGAATCAGTAGGCGCAAGATGGCAGTATTCAAGTTTAACCAAGCAAGTAAATTGTGTGCCTAATAGGAAGTATAGTTATGAATAAATTAGAACCGATGGAAGTCATCCGCAGTGAAATGGGGACTTGGTCGCATCCTGTTTACACTGACTATATCAATAAAATTATGGGTGATCTGGAATATATAAGTCGAAGTGGATGGGATGCCTTTAAAAGCCATTTTAATGTAGACACTGTCACTTTTTGGATGGAAAGCAGCGTTAATTCTGATGATTGGGAAACCATGATGGATGACTGTGATATCACAAAATGGGAACCAATTGCACCAAATGGTTTTTTCTTAATTGATATCAATTTTAGTGAAGATGATGCTTATGCAATTTTCGCTCGAAACAAGCACAATAGTGAGCTGACCTAATGAACCAAATTAAACTAAAAATCCAAGAAATCGGATTAAGCCAACGTGAAACATCAGTGCGATTAGGTAAAAATCCGTCATACCTAGCAGGGGTGTTTCGCTCAGGACTGAGCACAGCAAAGCAAGCTGAGTTGCTTAAAGATTTAGAAGTGGTTGGAAATGGTGGATATTTTCAAAGTGAAGGGGATATTATTGCAGAACTAGATCGAAGTATAGCGAAATTGCAAGATGCTAATTCAGAATTGCGAGCCGAGTCTGATAGGTATTTCAACGACCTCCAGACTGCACACCAGTCGTACATTGAAGCACAAAATGCAGGAATAAAAGCACTAGAGAGTTATGGTGTGGTTCAAAAACAACTAACCGAAACGCAAAAATACTTACTTGAAGCAAACCAAGAATGTGAGCAAATCAAAAGCAAATACAGATTTGTGCTGATTTTTAATTATGTGCTGTCACTGGTTATTTTGGGGATTGCTATCTCGTGGGTGTTAGCATGATTTTAAAAGAAAATGATTTGCCTGATGATGTTGTTAAAAGTTTAGGAGAGGTTTCATAGAAACCCTAAAAAATTAATTAAAGGAGACTGAAATGTCAATTAACGCAAAACTACTTGAACAAGACAAATTAATCCGAGAGCAGCATGAAGCAATCAAAAAGCTAAAAACTGCACTAAAAATGGTATTAAAGAATGGGAATGAGGATGTTGAGGATGTTGGGGAAGGTAGTGCAAAGATACAAGAAGCTCAGTCTGGAATGTCAGATATTATTGACCACCACAACTCTATGATTTCTGGGTGCAAAGACGAGATTGAAGGAATTTTAAGTATGTTGGATTTAGAATTCTAATCACGAATACTCACTTTAAAATCAATGTTAAACTAACCCTCATCACGAGGGTTTTTTAATGAACAGAAAAGTCATACGCACCACAATCCGAATAAACGGTCAGGATCAAATCTGCACAAGCGAGAACGAATACAATCAATTGCAGTCTACTGGCTTGCGAGTATCTTGCAATATCATCAATGGTAATGGCGCGGTATCACCAACGGCTAATATTCAGATATACGGCTTAGCCTTAGACAAGATGCTCAAGCTCATGCGGATTCAATGGAATACAATGGGCGCGGTACAAAACACAATACTGATCGAAGCAGGCGAGGAAGGTAGCGAGCTATTCAAGGTTTATAGTGGTAATATCACTTTTGCAAAAATAGACATGGCTAACGCTCCAAACGTATCGCTCAATATTGAATCTCAATCTGCAATCGTAGATTCATTGCTCCCTGTACAATCTAAAATATTTGAAGCGAACACCGATGCGGCAGCAATGATTGAAGATATTTGCAAAGACATGGGCTACCGGTTTGAAAACAACGGTGCATCAAAGATCATTGCAGATGGTGGCACATATAATGGCACACGAATCAATATGATTAAAAGTATTGCCGATGCTGCCGACTTTGATTTGTATATCGAGCAAAACAATATTGCTATCTGCCCGAAAGGCGGTCCACGCAAAATCCCTGTACCAATCATTTCATCAAAGACAGGTCTTGTCGGCTACCCAATTCCTGATGTTCGCGGTGTGTCGTTCAAAGCCTTTTATGATCCGCTCATTCGATTTGGCGGACTGGTTGAAATCCGAGATAGTGTTTTAGGTGCAACCGTCAACCGTCAATGGCGAATTTTCGGAACAACAGTTACAATAGAAGCCAATACAGATGGTGGTGCATGGTTTATCGAATGCAACGCTTCACCGGCGGGAGAGAATAATGTCGCTATTGCAAGATAATCAACCTGTTTTAAATGCACGACCTGAGCAGACAGTGGCAGGCGCAGCGCAGGACATGTATATCATCAACAACCTGATTGCAAATATTCACACGATGATGCCTGTTAAGATTTTGAGTGTGACAGTTCCGCCTGACAGTCTCGCCCCAATTGGTCGCTGTGAAGTCCTTCCATTGGTTCAGCAAATTGACGGCTCAAACAATGTCTACCCGATGGGCAAGATCATCAACGTGCCTTATTTGCGTGTGCAGGGTGGCTCAAATGCTATCGTGATTGATCCGCAAGTTGGTGATGTTGGTTTGTGTGGATTCTGTGAGCGCGACATTTCTATCGTGAAAAGAACCGGTGGGTTATCCGCGCCTGACACGCGTAGAAAATATGACATCAATAGTGCAGTCTATATGTTCACAATGATGTCTGGAACACCTACGCAGTATATTCACTTTAAAGCATCGGGCATTGATATTAAAACGACTGGCGACCTAAATATTAATGGCTTAATTATCAAAGCAGATGGAACATTGGTCACGAAAGATGGTGACACGGTTGATAAGCATAGCCACGGTGGCGTACAGTCGGGCGGTTCAAATACTTCGCCTTTAGGGGGTTAATCAATGGCACGTACATTATTCTTAATGCCTGACACATGGGACTTAGCACTTGATGTTGAGGGCAATATAGCATCTGCCACAAGCACATATCAACGAGCACAAGATATTTGCTCTGCTTGTCGTGTATTCCGTGGTGATCTGTATTTCAGTAAATTAGAGGGCATCCCATATCGTGAGTCAATTTTAGGCAAGAGCGCCTATCCAATTGGGCTGTACCGGTCTGAATTAAATCGTGCTGCATTATCCGTAGGGGGCGTTGTTTCTGCTAATATTAAACTTAATCAGTTAAATAACCGGATATTGACAGGCATGATCGAATTTACCGACATTGAAAATAACACGGCAACGGTGGCACTATGATCCCAAAACCAACAGTCACCGATAAAGGGATTATTGCACCGCCAAGCGAAGAAGTATTGCAGGGTCTTTGGGCCATGTTTGTGGCTGCTTTCGGTCCTGATATTGCCCAAGTGCTGAATACACCACAAGGGCAGATTGCAACCTCTGTTACAGCTACATTCCGAGACCGTGATGACCAAATGGTTCAGCTCATGAACCAGATTGACCCGCAGTATTCAACAGGGATTTGGCAAGATGCTATCGCTCGATTGTATTTTTTGACTCGACAGGGAGCTACACGATCCACAGCACAAGTTACCTTTTTCGGCTTGGCAGGCTCGGTCATTCCGCAAGGATTTCAAGTTCAAGATCAAGCAGGCAATGTTTGGGTGCTAAAAGCACAAGCAACTATTTTGCCATCTGGTGAGGTGAGCGCCATTGTCGAGTGCCAAACTGTTGGGCCTATTTCAGCATCACCGAACACAATCACTATTATTGTTCAAGCCTTGGCAGGTGTTGACCGTGTAGAAAATCCGAATGCAGCAATTGCAGGCAGGGCGGAAGAATCGCGCGATGATTTTGAGATCCGCAGACAAGATTCTGTATCGGCTAACTCCAAAAATACTGACAGCTCGGTTCGTGGATCAATAGCTAACCTACCCGATGTTTTAGACGTTTGGGTAAAATCCAATCACACTATAGCACCAGTAACAATGGGTATTACGAACTATCCAGTTTTGCAACACAGTATTTTGGTTTCGGTTGTTGGTGGTGATGATTACGATATTGCAGAGCAAATCTTAATTAAAGCAGGATCAGGCTGTGGATTTACTGGAAATACAGAAGTAACGGTTACTGATAATGATGCTCTTGCTGTCATACCGCCACAATACGATATTAAGTTTTTGCGCCCAACATCAACGACAGTAAAATTCAAGATTGCTTTCTTCGATATTACACAGCTTTCATTCCAAAATCAGCAAGCTATTAAAAATGCTATCTTGAGCGCGTTAAGTTCAGGCAGAACAAGGGCGCGTATCGCTCAAAACTTACGTGCTGTACAGTACGTGTCTGCGGTGACAAGCGTAACCGATCTTGAGCTAGTCTCAATTGAAGTCAGTCTTGATGGTATTGCTTGGGTGGACCGCTTAGAATTTGGCGTGGATCAATTCCCTGTATGTTCACTGGCAGATATTGAGGTGGTTTAATGTTTAGAATTGAAGACACTATCTCATCACAATATGCAAACAGTCCGCGCTTAATGTTGATCATTCAGGAACTGCATAACGCGATTGACCCAACTAAAAATATACAAGACTTTTATCGCATCATGTGGAACCTTGAAACAGCACAAGGGGTTGGTCTGGATATATGGGGGCGAATTGTCGGTATTGGGCGAAATGTTCCATTGCAAAATCCAGAAGAAGAATCTTTCGGATTTCATACAGACTTGCCCGAGCCAAAGTTTACACCTTTCAATGTCGCGCCATTCAGAACCGATTCGGGAGGGTTTAATGCGTATTCGCTTCCTGATAATCTCTATCGGAAATTGATTTTCGCAAAAGCATTCGCAAATATTATTTTAGCAACAGCACCAAATATCAATAAATTGCTAAAAATTCTACTTGAGACCCCATCTGTTTATTTATTGACAGGAATTATGCAAGCAAAGTATCAGTTTCAAGGCCGGTTGTCTGCGTTTGATCGGATGATTGTATTTCGACTTGAATTACTTCCAGAACCTTGTGGAGTGGCAGTAGAATATGAAGAAGTACTACAAGGATTCCCATTAAACGGAACAATATTGCTTAACGGCACAGCACAACTAGGAAATTAATAAATGGCAAATCCTGATTTAATCCTCATTCCATTCGCCCAAGATGGAGAAAAAAACCCGATTCCACTAGAGCTCAGTATTGGCGACCCTGTGTATCGCGCATCATGGAAAGTGGGATTCCCTCCTGATACACGGATACCAAAGGACATTGGTGGCGAAGCGCCTGACGGATTGGATATTAATGGCATCTTAAATGTATTGTCGCAAGCTATTGTTTTTATGCAAAAAGGAAATGGTTATCGGTTTGATTCAAATCTTGCACCATATCCGATTGGGGCGTTGGTTCGATCAAATGATGATTTAACGACTTTTCAAAATACGTTACCATTAAACAGTAATAACCCAAATAGCAATATGACCGGGTGGCGCGTATATAATGGCTCTGGATTCATTGTAGACAACCTAATAACAAATGACAGCGCAAAGGCTTTGAGTGCTGCACAGGGTAAGATTTTACAGGATAACAAGCTAGAATCGAACAAGGTTGGCGCTGTAAATGGTGTGGCTTCACTGGATACCAATACAAAAGTTCCTGTTGCTCAGCTTCCGAATGCAAGCACAACCGCTATTGGTGCTGTTCAATTGAACAACACACTGACAAGTGTAAGCACAGCTCAAGCAGTAACAGCAGCGCAAGCCAAAGTTTTGGGTGATCGGGATTTTGGCGTTGGACAAACCTATCAAGATGTAACAAGCAGCAGAGCAAGCGGGGTGATGTACACAAACAATACCAATCGACCAATTCAAGTTATCACAGAGGTAGCGTCTGTTGATGCCGAATTAAATACGGTTGAAGTTGGCGGGGTTGTTATTGCATCCGGGGATTGGGGTATTTATGGCATGAGACCTGTATTCACATTTACTGTACCTGCTGGCGCAACCTACAAACTAACAACCAATACCACAATAACAAGATGGGTGGAATTACGATAGAAAACCGCCTTGCTTTTGCAGGGCTTTTTAATAGCTACAAAAAACAAACATATTGCTTTATCATAAGTAAAACTTATATAGGGGAAATTTAGTGATCGAGTTTAACTTCGATTGGGGGGCACTGCTTACATACTTGACAGTATTTGTGATTGCTTGTTTTGGTGGTATTGTTGACTTTTTAGAAAAACTGCACAAAGCAAAAGTTAAACCTCCCATGAAGACAGTATTATTTAATTTATTAGTAAAATTGACGAGTTCCTCTTTTGCAGGACTTATCATGTTTTGGTTTTTGCAATCAAGATCGGAAAATGGAATTGTGATTCTAAACGGATGGTCTGCCATCTCTATCTCAATTTCAGGGTATCTAGGCATTACAGCATTAAATATTTTCGTGTCAATATGGCGTACAGCTTATGACAAAAGGGGCGGTAAATGAAAATTGTAACTATTACAGCAGGACATTCCAATTCTGATCCAGGGGCAGTAAATGGCAGTGATCGTGAAAGTGAAGTCGCGCAAGATATGCGTAATATTGTTGCGTATTATCTTCAATCCAAAGGGGTCGCTATCCGAACTGATGGAGAAGGCAAGGGAAATTTGCCGCTATCCGAAGCGGTTAAACTCATCAAAGGCTCAAGCATTGCGGTTGAGTTTCATTGCAACGCTGCTGCATCAAAAGCCGCCAAAGGGGTAGAGGCTCTTTCACAGCCTAAAGACAAAGTAATCAGTCAAAAGCTATGTGCTGCGGTTGCATCCGTGATGGGTAACCCATTGCGCGGTGATAAGGGGTGGAAAGCCGAAAACTCAGGACAGCATTCACGTTTAGCTTATGTGTCAAATGGTGGTATTATTCTTGAATTATTCTTTATTTCTAACGATAAAGAATTAAGTATTTGGAAGCAAAAAAAATGGCTTGTTGGTAAAGCTGTAGCAGAAGTTTTAATGGAGAATCTAAAATGACAAGTATCGCAATAACATTATCAGGGGTGATCAGTATCATCCAGGTCGGTCAGGAAATTTATCCGTTGGAGCGTAAAACCCCGTCCTTTAGGTGGGGGAGGATGTCAATGACAGCGCAAAGGCAATCTATAACGCTGTGAAAGGTATTTTGAAATAAGAAAAGCCCCGAAAGGGGCTAGTCTTCATCACGCAACTGATTCAACTGCTCTTGATATTCTTCCTCATCTTGATTCATTCATACCTTGCCGACATTCTGAATCGCCCAGATACCCATGTCATCAAATGCAGATTTACGCCCCGCTTTGTAAGTCGCAAAGAATGACAAATAATGTTTATTGGTCACTTCGTCCTTAAACTTCAAGATGCGTTTTTCGCATGGTTCGTTTTCAAGGTTTAGATTTAACTCTAAAAAGTTTACGTGTTTTTTGAAAAGTTCTAGCATTTTATTCTCCAATGTCAGAAAGGGAGGTCATCGTCCAATTGTGCAGGCGGTTGCGCTTGTGGATTCTTTGCGTATGTTGGTTGCTTTGGCGTGTAGCTGCTTTGTTGCTGTGGTTGCGCTTGTTGTTGGTTGTTGCCATTTGCACTGTCTAGCATTTGCATTTGCTGACCCTTAATCTGCGTAGTATAACGCTCTTGACCGTTTTGGTCAGTCCATTTACGAGTATTTAAAGAGCCTTCGATATAAACCTTAGAGCCTTTGCGTAAATACTGCTGTGCAATTTCACCGAGTTTATTTTGCAGCACAATATTGTGCCATTCAGTTTGTTCTTTGCGCTCACCAGTATTTTTATCAGTCCATGTTTCAGAGGTGGCGATACTGAATTGCGTTAATGATCCACCATTTGCAAAGGTTTTGGTTTCAGGGTCTTTGCCTAAAACACCAACTAAAATTACTTTATTTACGCCACGCATTATATCTCTCCAATAATCTGTTCTGCATAAATTTGTGCAGATTTTACTTTAATATCAATTAAGTTGTTTCTGTTTTCACACCATTCAATGCGATGTGTTTTGATTCGCTTCTCAACTGGCAATGATAGAACAAAATCATGATGTAATTCAAAGTCATCTTGTCCGTAAAGTAGCTCAGCAGGGGTAGGCATTAAAACATATTTTACCTCTGCATGGCTGACTTCAACACCTTTATTTTTAAGCAAGCGCATATAACCAAGCTGTTGCCAGTCATACCCTTTATCTAGCGTATGAGATTCGATATTCTTGCGAGTCTTTGGCATCGTGAAGTAATCCCAAGCGCATTTAGTGTCGTAAATCACGCCATTATAAAACACATCCCATTCACCCGACAAAGTACCGTCATTTAAACGCTCGGTGTTTTTCTCAGCAAAGATGAATTCATGCTGCATAAGAAAATCAATTGCGTCATTTTCTACCATGTTGCCTTTTTCAGTGTATTTGTTCCCCTTGAATTTTCGGATACCATATTTTGCCTGAATTAGCA